ATCAGGGCAATCGGCAAGATTTCCGACTCTCTCAAGCCGGAAACCAAAAGCTCTTCCGAAAAGAAGCAAAAGGTGACGCCGACAGCGCCCATAACGCCAGTCAGTGCTTCATCTACAAGGTCGTCCACCCCTCTTGATGAAATGTCGATACGTGATTACATCCGCGTCCGCAATAAGCAGGAGCGGGATAGACGGCACTAGGGAGATAGAACTTGGCAAACCAACTATTAACCATCAGCATGATCACCCGCGAAGCGTTGCGGGTGCTCGTGAACAATCTGGTTGCCGCCAACCACGTAGAACGTCAGTATGACGACTACTTCGGTAAGACGGGAGCAAAGATTGGTAACACCCTGAACATCCGTAAGCCGCCCCGCTTTGTGAGAACAGACGGGCAGGGCTTGCAGCTTCAGGACGTGACGGAAACGAGCGTTCCGGTGGTCCTTTCAACTCAAGGACAGCGGGCGTTTACATTCACATCCCAGGATTTGGAACTCAACATTGATGACTTCAGCAAGCGATTCGTCAAGCCTGCCGTGGCCTCACTTGCCAACCAGGTGGATTATGACGTGTTGCAGAGGTATGTGGATGTCTATCAATTTGTTGGAACTCCTGGCACAACCCCGAACGCGCTTCTTACCTACCTTCAGGCGCAGCAGTATCTCAACAACTCGGCGGCACCGGATGATGACGAGAGAGTATTTGTCATTAACCCGGCAGCTCAGGCGACCATTGTTGACGCATTGAAGGGCTTGTTCCAATCTTCCGAGAATATTTCAGAGCAGTACAAGCGCGGCAAGATGGGCACAACGGTAGGCGGTGAGTGGTTCATGGCTCAGAACGTGGGCGTTCAGACTCTTGGGACTGCGCCACTTGCGGCAACTCCCACGATGCTGACGACCGGCTCTCCGCAGACAGGCGCAACAATTTCAACCGTTGCTTGGGCCTCAAGCGGAACCGTACTTCAGGGAGACATTTTCACAATCGCAGGCGTTTACAGTGTGAACCCGCAGAATTTCCAGTCTACCGGCCTGTTGCAGCAATTCGTATGCACAGCCAACCAGACTGCTTCAGGCGGGGCAATCACGGCGCTTCCGATTTCTCCTTCGATCATAACCAGCGGTCCTTTCCAAACCGTCACGGCAGCGCCAGCAACAAGCGCCGTAATTACCTATTACGGAGCTTCGGGCACGGTAACGCCTCAGAACATGCTTTGGCACAAAGAAGCATTTGTGCTGGCATGCGCTGATCTTCCGTTGCCGGGTGGCGTGGATATGGCCGAGCGTGTCAGCGACAAGGAATTGGGGCTTTCAATTCGCCTGATTCGTGCCTATGACATCAACCAGGATCGTTTCCCGCTTAGAATTGACTTTCTCTATGGTACGGCCACGCTGTATCCGCAGTTGGCCTGCCGGATCGGAGGCTAACCGTGGCTATCAACACTACAACACTCAATGGCGCAATCACCGCGTATCAGACCACCTTTGCACTGACCAGCACCACGAACGTGACGGCCCCTACATATCAGTCGTTTATTGCAGGGTCGGCCAGCACATACACGTATTTGCTGGTGGAAGCCGAGATGATGTTTGTAACCAGCATTCCGGTTTCCGGCACAGTCAGCGTGCTTCGGGGTCAGCTTGGTACGCAGGCGGTATCGCATATCACGCTTACCAACGTAACAATCGGGTTGCCTGTTGACTTCCCGAACTTCCAGCCGAAAATTGGGGCATTTCAAGTCCTGCAAGACCGCTTTTCAGGAGTTAGCGCGGCGGTCGCCTCGGCTGCAACCATCATTGCTCCTGGTCCTGTCTTTCACGTTACAGGGACTACGGCAACGAACATCATCACACCTCCCGCGAACTTTGTGGAAGGTGAGATCACCATCATCGCGGATGGCATCTGGACATTCACATCATCGGCGGTCGCAAATGGTATCTTTCAGTCCGGCACGGTAGGGACTGCGGGAACCATGATCAAGTTCGTCTTTGATGCGAATACAGTCAGGTGGTATCCGGCTCGTATTCTGTAAAGATTTGGGGCGGTCAGAGATGGCCGCCCTTCCCTACTTATGAAACCTAAATTCGTAATCGCATATCCTTTTGGTGGCAGGCCGGTTCCCGTTGACTGGCATCTTGCCGTTAGAGCCTTGCGTATCCCGACC